TACGTAATACCGAACGTCTGCGCGGGGAGGGACGAAAACTGTACCTCGAAATCGAAGGCCTGATTGGTCCCGCAGATCAGAAGTTGCGGCGTGGGAATCCGCGCACTCACCAATTTGATCTGGGAGACGTCATAAATCGGCGTTTCTAGACGGACGACGTAATCGTTCGGGTTCGGGTAGACCGTCGCGTCTCGCTGACCGCTGTCGATAGTTAACGGATGGACCTTCATTGAAATTAGTCGATATTTTAATGAAGGTTTGTTTTTTCTCTATAAACCAATCACTGATAAAACCTGTGCGCGAGCGGGTTGTTTTCCAGCTGCCTCTTGACGAGGCCGAGATTGTTCACGTGGGGATTACCCTGCCCCTTGTACGCGTTGAAGTTGTGATAGGGTTTCTGTTGATAGTTTTGCATCCACCCCCCGTTGGGGGTCGCCCAACGCCCATCTATGCGACTCGTGTCGCTTCGAACCGCCGTCACGGTCCCGCCCTGCTTCAGCGCGGACTCGCGCACGTTCATCCGACCCCTGTTACCCATGCGGTTAGGCTGTCCTCTTTTGTCTTCAGGGCGGTACCCGTACTTCATCAACTGCTCGTTATTCTTTACGTTCATCTGAGCGGCTGCGGTGTTCATGTAACCACCCTTGAAGTTGGAAATACCAGGGGCGGGCTGGTTGTTATACATGAATTGTGTTCCGTTGTTGTCGCTCTTGAACCGCGTGGGATCCTGAGCACTCGTCAGACTGGAAACGATCCTTTTCCCGGGGTTGAATTCTAAACCGTCTCGCCTGTGTCCAGTCTCTGAGCGATTCGTCGTTCGCTTTGTGCGCTCGTGCGAGTTGCGAGGAACAACTCCGCTCATACCCTGGGCACGGCCGGGCATGGTCGGGAGTCGAGAGGGAAGGTGAGCCGTCGTCGCCGGCTTATTGTGCGTCAGCTGGCCGACGACCGCGCCTCTACCACCAGACTGGTCCGCGGCGGGGCCGGTCCTACCTGGAAGTGTCGTCAGCTTGTATTCACCGACGTTGACGGGGTTCACGCGCAAAAGTTGGTGAAAGCCCCCCGCCGCCGGCACGTTAGCACCGACACCGAGACCCGGACCGACGAGTTCCTTTTCGATCGGGCTTAAGTTGTTCATCCGGCCGTGATCGAACATACGATTTCTCATATCGCCCATCTCCTGACCTGATGACCGTGCGTTTGGTGCGATGTCACCAAAGTTTTTCATCTCGCGTTTATGCTCGACCTGCGGGGGAGGTGTGAAGTTGTCTTCGTCCACGAATTTAGGCTGCTTCATAAATAAGGGTTCGGTATTGACCTCGGGTGGTTTCGTCTTCGTGCTAAGCGACCGACCGGCGTATACTAATCCGGCCACCGCCATCAGAGAGACAGGATCGGCCATTCTTATTAACTACTGACAATTTTATTTTTTGCTAAGATAGCGCTGCTGAAAGAGGTTGTTCTGGAGGTCCGCGCGCGTAGAAGTTGGTTCGTACGACATGGATCGTAACGGCAATTTGCACTCCATGTTGTTAAGGGGAAAGTAACCACGCTCGTACGTCTTCACCAGATGCTTATTAAATCGGGACGTGCTCTGGGGACGAAGCTCGTCGCTCACATCTATAAATTGAGCGGGGGCGCCTTTACCAGCCTTGAAAGGGGCGGTCCCGTAGAGCATGGTGTTGGGCCTGCATCCGCCGCAGTTAAGCCCACTGGGCTGGGGATAGACAAAAACCTCGTCTGTCGCGGATACGGGAGGCAGAGCGCCACTGTTCTGAACGATGGAGAGACCGGGTTGGAGTTGGTACGCCATTTATATTATTATATAAGATTATTTATCGTCTATCACCGTTAGGGGCCAGTCCGGAAAACGCTTCGAGTTGGGCGCCCCTCGCGTTCGGGTTGCAAAACTTCGAGTTGGACTTGCACATAGGCCGGTTCTTCGAACCATACAACCACTCGGCGAACTCCGTCTGTCCACCCGGGATGGACGACACCGGTTGAGTAACGAACTGTCGTTCAAAGGAGTTGCGAAGATATTCCGGCATCGAGGTCCTGGAGCGACCGCTGTCGTAGGGAATACGATCGGAGGTGTACCGTTGAACATAGGGTCTCACGGAAGGATAGTAACACGCCTCAAGCCGGTTTGGTGCTGTTGTATAGTCCGAAATGAGGACATTTCCCATTGGATTATCCATCGTGGGCTTCTGACAGGTGGTCTTGACCTGTCCCGCAGTGGGGGTGGGAACGAACGTCTCGCGCACGAGTTTCGCCTTGTAAAGGACATAAATCACACCGATCAAAGTCGCACCGAGGATGAACACGCGCGGGTCGCGCCTGATGACGTATAAGAGAGTTGACGCATATATGATAAATCGAGAAGCGGCGTTGATTCTGTCTTCTGGACTTTGACCGCTATTAGGCCAGAAGTTTAAAAATTCCTTGTCACTGACGAGCTGACGAGGATCGTCGAACCAGACCTTCATTTAATATACAGTTAGAGTTTTTTTATTTTCCGATATTGCCAAGCATGCTCCCCATCATCCGCATAAGCGCGGATTCGTCCAGTTCGCCTCCGTCGTCCTGTAGTTTGGAAGCCATACCGTGTGCCAGTGCTTCGATCTGAGCCATCTGCTCTGGGGGGAGTGCGGTGATGGTAGTGCCGAGCATGTACAGGGTCTGTAGGTACTGCCAGGTCGCGTCGCGCGTGGAGTTAGACATGCGCTTCCAATAGGAAGCCAGGTCGAGGTCTTTCAGAAACTCGATCTTTTCACACTCCTGTAAGAGGAACGTGTCATCCTTGGATGAGATCTGAGTGGCGTACGGTGATACGCCCTTCATAAAACCGTCAACTACGAGCCGTGGATTGGACGACTTAAGCACGTCGAATGAAGTCAGCATTTTTTTGATACCCTTTTCTTCTGGAAACGTCTTGTGAAGTTCGACAAGAAACTGGGACATCATGTCGTTGAAGGCGGTCACGCTCGCCATATTATACCTTCTAATGATTCGTAATCTTTAAGTTAAAACGGCTCAGTGGAAATCGGTTCACGCTTACCGATACCACCACTAACTATAAAGAAAACCAAAATCGCATTGAGCGTCGCCGGTTTCGTGTATTTGTTGAGTTCGAGTTTTCCCTCATTATTCAAATACGCTTTCGCGTGAATGTAAGCAGCGGTGATTGCCGCCGCAATGAACGCCGCGCTCAGCGGATCTCTAAGATAGTTGGACAGGTCTTCCATTATTAATTAAAGCGAGGATTTTTTATCCTGCGTTCTGGAGCGTCACCGAAAAGGACGCCGTCTTCGTTATTTTCAGGCGCGGGCTGCTGCTGGTATTCGTCCGGGGTGGGGTCGTCTAACTCCGTGGTGGGCGCTTCGACTCCAGGGACCACCTTGAATTCGTTCTCGAGCCCGGTCGGAATGGGAGTCTCCGCGGCCTGAGGTGTCGCGTCCGCCTCCTCCGTGGCGGCAGCCTCCCCCTCTTCGGTGGCGGCGGGCGTCTCCTCCTCGGTGGCGGGGGTCTCTTCCTCGCACTCACCCTCGTCGATCACGTCGGGGTCTTCGCTATCCTGGACTTCACCGTCGAGCGAAATGTCCCGTGACGCGTCTTCCTGGCACATGTACGTCTGGAGGATCTGCTGCACGGGAATCAACTCCTTGACGGTGTTTTCGATCGTCACGGAGAACCGAGCCGTTAAATTATCATCACGGACGTATTCGCTCTGCTCCTCATGAAATATGTAAGGATCCTTATATAAGTCGCGTGCGCAGTTGTTGTAACACGTCTGAATGAACACTTCCTCAGTCGGTAACTTCAACGAGATCTTCTTGTTGTCAGCCTTGAGACGAACCGCGGACAGGATTTTAGTGCACGCGACGAAAACCGCGGCGAGGAGGTCGCTGAACCAGCTGCAACGGTCAGTGATGTTATCGGCGTGGCGCTTTGACATCGCGTTGGACCAATTGGGTACCTCCTTCAGCAGCTTCTGAAACATCACGAGCACTTGTTTTCCCTTTGAAGTCTTAATTGCCTCGTTGTACATTTCCTGGAAGACTTCAATCATCGCGGGGGTCATGATCAAACACATCTGTGCCAGATACTCCTTCTTCGCCTCACAGAGTACGTTGAGGTTTTCACTCATAGTTGTACTGTAGCTGCATAAATTTATAGCCAAACTCTCACGCGCCTCCCCGCCTGTACCGATTCGCGATTTTTTTGAGATTCATCAAGTTGGGAAAATCTTCCTCGTCAACATCGACCTTCTCGCGAAGTTCTTTTCTCTTTTTCGGTGTGTACCAGGTGACGTACAGTTCAGTGGGGTTGACGAGTTGGACCGAGAAACCGCCGCGCAAAAACTGTCTCGCCACGTAGCGCGCTGCCTGTTCCCTGTCGAACGTCGGGTACCCAACTAAAAAGGAGGGCACCTGGAGAAATATTTGTTTGCACCCCAACTCCACGGATTGCTTTATTTTGTTTGTAAACTGTTCGTATATTTTCGTGTAAATCTCTTTACGAATTTGCTTTCGACGTAAGTCTATTTTATTCACGTCGTTTATGCTTAGCATTCTACATTCGAAGTCGAAAAAAATTATTTAATCCCGGCACGCTCGAG